GTAACTACTAGTCGGAGTTAACCCATGCTCAAAGTTCTAAGCACAAATCAACGTTCCGACAGCCTTCGTGTATCGACCCTTCCGGCGATCACGAACGTCGAGGATAGGCGTATGGATGCCCGGTTCAACTTTGAACCGGTAAACCTCATCAACGAGGAGCTCCATTGTCCGTCTCTTACGTCCGCGAGCGTTCAGAACCTCGTGTACAGAACTGATCGACTCCCACGAGTGAATCGCGCGCCCAACCCGCACACACCGTGCGGCCTTGCTGGCGCGGATAACCGACGTCGGCTCCAAGGGCTTGTGTCTCACGACAGGGGCCCCTACAGCCGGCTCGGCAAACTCGAAGAAGATCTCAGAGCGCAACGAAGTTTGGGTATACGGTTCAGCCGCGCCGTCCGTCCTATATCGATAATCCCCCAGATCACGAGAGTGGCAGAAACTACTGCGACCCTCAACGGGCTGGTGAATCTTCCGGCATTCAAGAATGTCGGGATCGGTAACATGGTCGTACCTGGCAAAGCTGTGCCGTTTTTCCCATATCCGGACTTCGTCACACACCGGCAAAGTGGGTTGGTTGACCCAAACGAGGAATGTGAACGTTCGACATTGAAGACCCACGTCCCAACTAGTGGGGTGCAGTCTTATACCGTTGCGTTCCAGAGCCTCAAACAAGCCTGGCATGTATCTCAGCCCGGAATCTTCCGGATAGTTGGAGGGTACGACTTTTACGCCGAACCCTTCTTGTTTCATAATCTCACAAATGGTGGTAAAGCACAGCCAGTTATACATCATATCCAAACCGAAGTGCAAAGATGCCCTTCTGAAAATTTGGTTAGTGACGTTGTAAAGCCAGGCCTCACGACAATAGGAAGATCGTGGGTCGCTCATAGCCTTTACGCTTGCAGGACGTATGTCTACGCCCGCGTACGCATCGACACCGCAGCTTTCTCTAAATGGCACCTCTGGTTCAACATAAGACTTTTTTGTGTTAGCCTCATGCCCCAAAAGGAAGCACACCCAGATAAAGGGTTTACATGTCTCAGTCCGCGTGACGCAGTCGTCGCCGTATGCGCTGTTGTCCTTATAGA